ATACTCATGCCATGAATATATATCTACAGAGGGGCTTGACGGGGATTCAAGATTACCTGGAATTAAAGATAGGAGAATAAAATGTTTGAAGTAATTGTCAAGGAAGACGTAGAAAAAAGTGGTCTCAAAAAACATCAGGTTATGACTGTGTATGATGTCGATTGGCATAAGGGTACGACAGTGGAGAACTTTGGGTGCATCTTTTTTTTGGTGTATAACCCAAGCACAGATCGGTTCATCTATGAAGATCAGGCTAATTTCAGACCCAGGTATGCGGAGGCTGCCCCCAGTGAAACAGTTAAGACTCATTGAGGTAACTTGGAGAGACACCTCGGCTCGTCCAGGATGGTGTGATGACGCAGACCTGGAGGCAAAGGCTAATGAGCCTGATTATATCCAGACGGTAGGGTATTTGCTCAAGAAAACGAAGCATAAGGTTATCCTGACTACTGGACACTCATGTTGGAATACATACATGGAGATTTTTACTATTCCGAAGTGTTCCATTGTTGGAATAATCGAGCTGGTGCATAAGGAAGGGTAATGACACAAAAAAAGGCTAATCGGGGAGCTGGAAATATTCCAGAAGATGATAAGAAAGATGCCGGAATCCAGGAAATTGTCACCCCCGAACAGTGGAAATCCATGACCACCAAGGATGCCCTGGCTTATTGGACAGCAATTCCATCCAAGACCAGGACACCATCCACACAGAAAGGCTTGGCTGAAATACTTGGTGTAAGCCAGGAGAGATTGTGTCAAATAAAGAGAGGGGAAGAGTTTCATAAGCAGGTAAATGAGTATAGAAAGCTTTTCTTCAAGCAATTCACATCAAATATCATCGATGGTCTCAGGAAAAGTGCGGAAGACGGAGATCACAAGTCTGCGAAGCTATTTCTGCAGTATGTGGAGGATTTTAAGGAGACGACCCGCAGCGAATCCGAGAAAGTGGAGAGGAAAGAGTTTGTTTTTGTGCTTGGTGAGGCGAAATGGGATGAATTAAAGAAAAAATTACAGGAAAATGTTGAATTTAAGGAGCTTATGTACTTGGATTACCAAAAAATTGAGGAAGAGGAGGGGGCCGAAGAGGAAGAAGTGGCTGAGGAGGCTGAGATTTGCGAAAATACACAAGAAGACAAGACTTAAGCGACCTTGATATTGACATGCAGTTCCCCGAGGAGCTGGATGAAGAGGCGGTTGCTAAACTATACATGCGTTGGGCGCTCAAGCCTTTTGATTGGGCGCACTATTTCTTTCCACACTTCTTTACGAAGCGCACCCCCAAGTTCCATGAAGAGATTGGTGACAATTTTCAGTTTAATCCCAAGAAACTCCAGGCATACGAAGCCCCAAGAGGCTCTGCGAAGTCCACAATCTTTGAGTTCCTAGGTTTTCATCAGGCTATTTTCAGGCAAATCCCTTTCATAATGTTTATTTCGTTGACTGAGGAGATCGCAGCCCAACGATTAGGGAGCATTAAGCATGAAATTGAGCACAATAAGCTCTTTAAGCTCTTTTTTGGGGATTTGCGGACAGAGAAGTGGGGCGAAAAAGAGTTTGTTATTAAGAATGAGGCTAACGATATTCACTGTAAATTCCTTGCCAGGGGTCTTGGGCAGCAGGTTTTGGGCATTAAGTACCTGGAGAATCGACCTGCGCTGATCGTTGTCGATGATGCTGAAGATATTAAAATTGCTGAGAACCCAAGGAATGTAGATAAGAATGAGCGCTGGCTGACAAAGGAAGTGATTCCCGCCCTGTCTGATAATGGGCGGGTTATTATGATCGGAACGCCAGTCACGGCAGATTGTTTGATTGAACGGGTTAGGAAACGTAGGTTTTCACACTCAAAAGTTTATAGTGGGATTACACCAGAGGGGCTTCCACTATGGAAGGAGTGGAAGACGATCAGGCAGCTTCATGCGCTCAAGGAAGAATTGGCTGAAATCGGACAATTATATATCTACTATACGGAATACTTATGTCACCCCCTCCCTCCAGACCGCCACCCCATCCAAGAAGAAATGATTGAGTATTATAAGCCGAAAGACATTGATTTAAAGAAGGGTAGTTTCAATATTTTTATTCTCGTTGACTTGGCTGTTGGACAGAAGAAGCGGAATTGTTTTAGGGCTCTTGTCGTCATTGCTGTTGATGAGCAAGATGTGTGGTGGGTTCTCGATACATACCAAACCAGGGATGATTGGTATTATTTTGCTAAGGATTTTTATGCTTATAGAGATAAATGGAATCCCATTGCTTGTGGGGTTGAGGCTTCGGCTATGGGTGCAGGGTTCTTTAGTGTCTTAGAGCTTGTTGCTCAGAAATATAATTACAGGCGTATTTATCCAATATCCATTTATCCAGACAAGGACAAGGGTATACGAGTAGGACGCTTGTTGCCCAAATTTAGGGTTAAGGCAATAAAGTTTCTTCGCAATCAACTCAAGCTTATTGAGCAATTATTACTGCATCCAGATTCCAAGTTTGAGGACTTAAAGGATTGCTTGTCTCATGGTGCAACGTTTTGTTATCCACCTGGGCTATCGCAACCAGAGGAGCAGAAACAAGCATCCTGGAGGCAAGGCAGGGCTGACACAGACAGGGAGCTTGATGATGAATATGAGGAACAGAGACAGGGAGATGAGCTTGAAATGGAGGATTGGGGAGACCTGGATTAAGGAGGAAGATATGAAGACTTTAAATTTTATTTCGTTTCTAATTTTATTATGTGTACTTGCCTTGCTTCTTGATGTTGTCATCCATAGAGAGCAGCCAGTGGAGATTGAGCTGGCGCAATTTGAGGGAATCCTGTATGACATTACGTATTATTCAGCCACCGATTGTTTTATTCTTGTTTTTACTGATGGACGAGTCCTGAAGGTAGATAAGCAGCCCAATGAAGGATGGGTACTTGCTGGTATATACAAAATTACCATCTACGCAAGAGGGGCTAAGATTGAGTTAATGGGGAGCTTAAAATCAAGTGAGAAACTTAAAGAAGATAAAGCAAATCCTAATCCTGGGAAAGCCTTTTAAGGTAATTTTTCGCAAAGAGAAGACGGGAGAACTTGTCAAAGATAAAAAGCAGAATAAGTTTTATCTTGGAACATGCAATTTAGATGAACAACGCATTGTTTTGGCAGATCACCTGGCTCTCGAAGAAACGCTTGACACTATTCTGCATGAGGTTTTTCATGTTCTTGAGTTTTATATGCGCTACAATTCAAGCGAAGCGTATGTTCAAAGGATGAGTACCATATTGACAGCTTTCCTATTAGATAATTTTAACATTACATTGAAGAAGGGGGTGCTATGAAGTGCATCTTAGTCGAAGAAAAAGACCTCAGTAAGTATAGCGCAATATTGAATGCTCGACCATATAGGTGCAGCAAGGTCAATAAGTGGTGGAGAGATGCTGTTGAGAAATATAGCCTTGATATCGATCTGGAATGGAGAGTGAATTTCATAAAGAAGCAGTTTGAGGGTCAGGAAAGATAGTTTACTTATCTTTACCCTGCTTTACTTAATTATACAGTTGTGATATAATAGAGCTAGAAGGGAAGAGTACTGACAGATAAAGAAAGGAGCAATGGATAACTTTCAAATTCTAAGCCTACTATTCATAGCTCTAATGATATTTGTTTGCCTGGAAAGCTTCTTGTTTTTCAGGGTCATAAAGTACCTCGTAGAGAAGATCGTTCTTATCAAGACCTTTGCTGCGGGATTGCCCATACAGGAAGATGAGAGACCTGTGGGCATACCCCATGTCCCTGTTTATCCAGACGATGATTTCGGAGAAGGAGAGATGGTGACTGAGCAAGAACCAGAAGACGAATTTAGTGAAGACCTGAAGCCTGGAGATGAGTTAGATGAGGTTGGTGTCTAAAAATGTCAGAGTCCAATACTTACGCAGACTTTAAGGGTAAGGTCGTAGAAAGAACCAATAAAATCTACAAAAATCATACGGTTAAGCAGCGTCTTCATCCCGTTTGGCACACAGCCCTTGCGTTTTTTGAGGGCAAGCAATGGAGGAGATGGGTAAAGAGTCAGGGTTTGAAGGATTTTAAGCCAGCAAATGTTTCTCGCAAGATAGTCGTTAATAAGATTGAAAAAATCGTTACGACCTTCGTTGCTCACTTTGAAAGAGAATTGCCCACGTTTCTTGTGAATCCGAATAGCGAGAGCCCAGATGATACCAACGCTTCTCAGCTTTCAGAGACAGTGCTGAAAGTTGAGTACACCCCCATGCTTGAGGCTATATTGGGTTCTTTTTTCTATTGGAAATTTATTATTGGGACTGGGATACGTGGATTATTTTGGAACCCTACGGCATCGGCTGAAATCAAGCTTCCCATTTTGAATCCAGATACGGGGGAGGAAGAGTCCAGCGAAGTAAGGGTAGCCCCAGATGTCGGGAAGATATACTCCAAGGTTATTAATCCATTTAATTTTTACCCAGTAGGCGGGGCAGACATAGATGATTGTACTGAAATTTTATATGTTGAGGCGCTTCCCCTCGATATGATTCAAAGCCTTTATGATTTTAAGGCAACCAAGGAAAATATCAAGGTTGGGGAATCTTCGAGTAATTTTGACAGGGACTTTGAAGAGGGTCATACGGAAAAATTTGAGGAACGAGCCAAGGTCTTTCAATATTACAGGAAGGAATCAAAAAGCTTTCCCAATGGGCTTTTCAGCGTAGTTATTAATGAGAAGGTTGTGAAATATCAAGCCAATCCTTACCTTCAATGGGGCTGCAATTATCCATTCTTTAGGTCACGGGCAATTCCTATTCCTGGTCAGTTTTGGGGGAAGAGTCCAGTTGAACAGCTCAGGAAGGTGCAGATAGTTTACAACTATGTGTATTCATTGATAGTGACCACAATGGAGCGCATGGGGAAACTGAAGTGGTGGGTTCCCAAAAACGCTGGAATAGAGGATAAGGTTATCAGTAATAAAATTGGGGACATATCTTTTTATACAGCACAACCGAATGTGCCACCCCCGCAACAGGCAAGCTTGAGCCCCCTCCCCTATTATTACTTCCAGATTTTAGATCAACTAGATAAATCCTTTGAAGATATATCGGGCTTCCATGAAGTCAAGTCGGCAAGGTTGCCAACTGGGGCTAATAATCCCAGTGGTGTCATGGTCAATCTATTGCTTGAGCAGGACGAGACAAGGTTAGCCCCTGCTGTTAGGGAATATTTAACGACTTGTAAGAATGAGGCAAAGCTTTATTTGAAGATGGTGCAGAAACTTTACGAAGAAGATAGGATTCTTAGGGTTGTTGGTGAAGATAAGAGTGCTGAGATTATTGATTTTCGTGGTTCTAAGATCATGGGGAATGATGATGTCCAGGTTGAATTAGCGCCAATACTCAGTGACAGCAGGGCTTCTTGGGAACAAACGGTATGGAAGGCATTGGAGTTGGGGGCGATAGATGCTAGAACTGCTGTCAGGAAGCTCAAATTAGAACACCCCAAAACCGTACTTAATGAGCTTGCAGACGAGAGGCTGGCTCTCAGGGAGAATATCCTGATGAGGGCTGGTGAACAGAGGGGGATTCAGGAATGGGAAGATGACCAAGTGCATCTTTCAATCCTTGAATCATTTATGCGAACTCCGACATTTGAAAAGCTGCCTGGAGAGACCCAGGGGCTTTTTATAGAACATAGAAAAGCACACCAGGAGCAAGAGGCTAAGAAATTTCAACAGACTCTTAATGCTCAGGTGCAACAAGCACAGCAAATGGCAATGGCTACACAACCTCCGCAAGAAGGTCAAGTGCAGGAAGCCATGTAATTTGAAAATAAAAAAGGAGTATTAACATGACGGAAACCAATGTCAACCCTGAAGACAACCCTGAAGGGGGTCAAGTCGAAGGGGAACACGGTCAAACCGAAGGGACTCCAACTCCAGTAGAGGGTCAACCCGAAGAAACTTTCGTGGAACTTTCTGACGGAGAAAAGGTTACTTTGGAGGAACTGAAAAAAGGCTACATGAAGGATGCCGACTATCGACAAAAGACAGCAGATGTGGCAAATGAGCGAGCGAGACTTGCAGCTATCGAAGAAGAGAGAAATAGGCGTGGTTACACGGGGGGTGGAGAGGAACCTGAAGAAGAGGTCAACCCACTTGCTCTCTTAGATCAACGCCTCACCAGGATGGAAATGCTTAATGCCAAGAGCTACCTCACGGAACAGATTGATCGCCTTGTGGAGAAGTATCCAGAGGCAGACAAAAAGTCTGTTTATGATTCTTGCTGGAACAATCCCAATGCGGTTATCGAAAACGAGATGAGTAGAAGCCACGCAAGCATCAGTGAACGCATTAGCGCAAAAAGCACAGACGTTGAAACCCTCCTCAAGAAAGACCCTGAAGCAGAGAAAAAACTCAAGAAGAAGTACATTGATGAGTACAATGCTAATAAGCAGCTCAAGGCTACTGCGGGTACTGGAACTGGTGCTGGTGGTAGCGAAACGGTCATCGAAGAGGAAAAACCAGCCAAGTCTCGTAGCGAAGCTAGTGCTAGTTTGCGAGAAAAGCTTAAGGCTATCGGTAGTTCCGAGCTGTAATTCGTAGTTTTTATCGAGTCAACCTCCACTGGATACCACTGAGAAATTTTTAGCTTTTCAATTCTAAATTTTTTGGAGGAATAAAGTGGACGGTACAACTTATACGACAATCGTTGATGCTTTGAAGCGGGATTATCTTCCCGATTTTGCAAAGCAAATCGAAAAAAAAGTCAAGACCTGGGACATCTTCTCAAAAAGTACAGAGGGTGTAAAGGGTCGAGACATCTATCTCAAGATGTTCAGGTATTATCCCCAGGGTGTCGGAGCTGCTGCTGCTGGTGAAACTTTGCCAACTCCTAGTGGAGCTGGTTATGCGGAGGCAAAGGTTTCCGCAAAGAGAAACTATGCGGTTATACAGTTTGATGCCATGCTTGATGAAGATAAGACGGGCATCGTTGATCTCATCGACTTTGAGATGCAAGCTGTTGAGGAATCTCTTCAGAAAGAGCTGAATTATCAGCTTGCGTTCGGAGATGGGTCTGGTTCAAGGGGTGAGGTTGCTTCGGCAAGCGATTCTAACGCTAGCTATGACAATCAGCCTACAATCACCTTCGATGCTGGAACCAACAAGGATTACACGGGTCACGAAATTGACTTCTTCTACGAAAACATGGAAATCACTGTTTACGAAGCGCTGACAAATACACCCAGGGGCTCTTATACCATTAAGGCGGTATACAGGGCAGCCAAAACCATTGTTCTTACTGCTGGAGCTACACCTGCTACAGATACAGTTGCAGACGGAGATCAGGTATATCGGAAGGGCAATAAGGACTTAGCCATGCAGGGGATTCCTGGCGTTGTCAATAAGGAAGGCGCTCTCCAGACTCTCAATCCCGCAACCGAAGGCTATGAGTGGTGGAAGTCCTTTGATAAGGACATGGGTGCTAAGTGGGGAACTGGCGATGCTGATTTTCTTGATCGCATCCAGGAAACTATTGATGAGATCGAACTGAACTCCATTGGTAAGATTGATCTGATCTACGCTGTTCCCCTGTTCGCTCGTCAGTATCGATTCTCGATGGAAGCCAAGCGCAGAATCGTCAACACGCTCGATTTCAAAGAAGGGCGCAAAGCCATTGCCTACGTCACAGAAGAGGGTGAAATTGGAATCATGCGAGAAAAGTATCTGCCTCACAAGAAGGTTTATTTTCTGGACTCTGACCGCCTTGCCATCAAAACCCTGAAGGGTTTGCACTGGGAAGAGAGAGGTGGTGGAATCCTGAAAATTCTTGAGAGAAAGGATATCTATACCGCATGGATGAAGCTCTACTCCGAGTTCGCAACTACGACCAGAAACGCTCACGGGTACTGGTGGAATTGCCCAACCACAGTTGGAGACTACACCTAATTAGGTGTATTCGATAGAAACCAGGGGGTCGTGACATTATCACAGACCCCCTGTGTTTTCATTTTCAAAGGAGAAAAAAATGCCAGGAAAAACAATACAAGGGCTTCCACGTTCAAGCCCTGGACAAAGATTGCAGAAAAATCTTGATAGACAGTCAACAGGAGTTTCAGGTGGTAATCAACTTTCATCTCCTGGACAGAGATTGCAACAACGCTTTACTAAACCTGTTCAAATGGGTACTCCTCAGAGACCTGGATTGCCTACGCCTTCTCCTACAAGAACTGGCGTTGCCCCAGGAACCAATGCTCCTCCTTCGACTCCTAGAAGCATTCCCAAGACACCTCAAGCCCCAGGCGCTAGGGGGGCGAAAAATCCTATCGTAAGAACGGGAATCAAGAAAGGGGTTTCTGTTAAGACGGGACTCAAGGGGACTGGAGTACCTACGTTGAAGAGTTCTCCACCCCCAGGTGGTCTTACTAAAGTGGGTGGCAATGGAACACAACCCAAGGATAAGGGAGTCCTTCGGAAGAGAAGGGTTCGGCGTAACAGGAAGCTCAGAAGAAAACAAGCAACTGCACAGATAGCAAATTCACGATAACCAAGGAATAAACCATGAATCGTGAGCAAATTAGAAAAAAAGTTCAGGTTCACATAGGGGATACCGAAGCAGATAGGCTGGAACCCGAGGAGGTAAATGTCCTTATAGATGGGGCATACAATAGAGCTGCTGCTCTATTTTTGTCAATAAATGAATCTCTCTTTGTTGAAGATGGTACGTTTCCTTTGCAGCCAACCGTAGAGCTGTATGATCTACCTGTTGATTTTTTGCGAATAAAGGAAATCACTGACCCTAACAAGAATCCCTTGCATCGACTTTATAAGCTTGGGGAAAGAAGTGCATATCTTGGACACGGAAGCGTTACTCATTATTATTTCCAAAAAAAACAGATTGGTTTTCTTGATATCCCGCCCACCTCAATTATTATTCCTTATAAGTATATCTATTCTCCAGCAGCCTTGGTTAATGATGAGAGTATACCAGATGTTCCAGAGTTCTTGGGTCACGATCTTATTGTAATTGAATCTGCCCTTGATGCTCGTGACGTAGATGAGGAAGCAAGCGCACACTTGATCTATCGAGCCAAACAACTTTATAGCCAAATAGGGGAAGTTTATTACAGGCGAAACACAGATGAATTACCAGAAGTCCCATCTGACCCTCTCCTGGATGAACTGGATTTTTAAACAATGAAGAATATTCCAAGACTTGAAAAAAGCCCAAAGTACCATTTTGCAGGTGGACTTGTAACGATGGTCTCTAGGACTCGTCTGCGCCCATCTCAGCTTATCAAGGCAAAGAATGTGAATATCCTGGTTGATGGAGAAATTGAGGTCAGGGGTGGATGTACGAAAATGTCAACAGCAGCATTTGGCACTAACATTGATCGCTTCGTTCATTTCAAGACCGATACCTATGACAAGATTATTGCCTATGGTGGAACCAATGTAAAGAGACTTGATTTTGGTGGTGAGGATGACTGGACATCTCTTGATAGCGCCATGCCAAGTGGAAGAGATTTTACGAGTATGCGTATTGCCAATAACATGTTATTTATTGGCAGATTCAATGCCCAACCAAAGAAATATTATCCAGGGAAAACCATACTTTGGTTGGCTGGAATAGTAGCCCCCACAACAAAATGTAGTGCAGCCGAGGGAGCTGCTGGACTCTTGAATGGAGCTTATCGCTGGTATTATACATATTATAATTCCACAACTGGGGAAGAAAGCAATCCTACCCCAATATCAGATGAACTCACGGTTGCGTTGAAGAAAGTTACGCTAAGTGGCTTCATTGCAAGTACAGACCTCCAGGTGGACAAGATAAATATTTATCGAAATCCTTCTGGTGTATCTCAGTATTTTTATGCTGGACAGAAAGATAACGATACGGACGATTATACAGATAATATTAAAGATGATGATTTGGGGATTACGGAAATCAGCTTCAGGAATGGGTTGCCTCCCAAGTCAGAGATATTTCTTTGGCATCTTAACAGAATGTTCTATGTCGATGAGGATAACCCAAGCACACTTCGCTGGTCAGAACCATTTAAGCCTGGGTCGGTTCACGAATATAGTTATCAGGAAATAGAGCAGGGAGATGGCGGGAGAATCGTTGCCCTCGCTGTTACTTATGATAATATTATTGTTCTGAAAAACACTGGTGTTTTTACTTTCTTTTTTGACCCCCTGACTCCTACAAATAGTGTATATCAACCGCTTTCGCTCAAAGATGGGTGTGTTGCTCCAATGTCTGTAGCCAACAAGGGAGAGGACGTTATTTATCTTTCCCCTGAAGGATTAAAGAAGATTCTCGATGCAGGTTCAAGGATAGAGGATATCAAAATTCTCGTTACGGATGACACTGGATTTAAGCCACTCAAGCCCGTGACAAGTATTTTTCGGGATTGCCATAAGACCACCCTCAAGGGGGCGGTTTCAACTTATTATGAAGCAAAGGGTCACTATGCTATTTCAGTCCCTTATTATAGTGATGCTGCCAACGATCTTACCTTGGTCTTACAAACCGATTCGGGGGTTTTCACGGTTCACGATGGTTGGGGCGTGAGGGCAGCAGCTCTTTATAGAGAATTTGATAATGAGCTGCTTCTTCGTAGCCATGATGACCAATACATATACAGGCATGATTATGGCTTTGATGATAATGAGGATGCAATAGATTTTGAAGTGCAGACAGGGTGGCATGATATTAATGATATTCCAGATTTTAAAAGGATTCATCTCTGCTTCCCCACGATCTATGGGACAGATGGGGTTCAGATATATTATGAGATATTGAAAGATTTTGAGGTTACTGGAAAACCCAAGTCAATTATACACCAGGGCGCATCGTATTTTGGCTATGCTCATTGGGGGCAGAATTACTGGGGAGCTTCGGGGGAGATCAGGTATCGCCATAGAGATAGGCGAATAGGAAGAATTTTTTCGGTTAAGTTTTACGGGAGCGTTACACAGAAGGTTGGGATAGTTGATTATCAACTTTTCTATCAGCCAAAGAGCTTATAAAATGTCAAGAAAACCATTTACAACTCAAGATGTTCGGGTTGATAAGAATTTTAGAGAATTAGGTAACAGATTTGATAGAAAAATTAATGACCACGTAGGATTGACGATAGACCCCCATGGGGCTTTGCTCTTTCAATCAGATATTATAACGAAGTCTCCTTGGTTAGATGTGAGAGCAAAGGGAGCAAAGGGTGATGGGGTTACAGATGATACAGCAGCAATAAAGGCAGCAATAAATTCTTTGTCGGCGG